GCTGGCTTCTGATAATGTGGCCTTGGCTGCTTATGTGAACACCCGTATGCGTTATGGTGTTGATCGTAAAGTTGAAACTCAATTAGTAGCTGGCGATGGCACAGCTCCAAATATCTCTGGTATTTTGGATACTGGCAACTTCACAGCTCATGGTTTTGCTGATGGCGATTTGGGTAGCACACTCAAGAAGCTCGTACTGATCCGTAAGATCATTGCTGCTTCTGCTGCTGCTGGCTTCCCTGCTGATGGTATCTTGTTGAACCCTGCTGATTGGGCTGCTATTGAGATTGATCTCTTGACTACTGCTGCTGGTCAAACTCTCTATAGCGTTACTGATGGCGGTCAGCCACGTTTGTTTGGCGTTCCAGTCATTCAATCTGTTGGTATGACAGCTGATCAAGTAGCTGTAGGCGCATTCGGTCAGGCTTACATGATCCATAACCGTGAAGGCGTAACTGTTGAAATGTCTGATTCTGACAGCGACAACTTCACCAAGAACCTCATCACGATCCGTGCTGAGCGCCGTTTAGCCTTGGCTACTGAGCGCCCAGGAGCTGTTCGTGCTGGTGATCTTACTCCAGCAGCCTGATTATTAAATTAATCTAAAGATACCCGTCCCGAAAGGGGTGGGTTCTTACCATGTACACACAAATAAAAATTATTAACACTGTAGTAACTCCCCAATATGGGTCTTTATCAAATGGTGATGTTCTAAGAACGACACCAGCATTTGCTAAGCACCTAGTAGAAATCTGCAAAGCAGCCAAATATGTTGAAGCTCCAGTAGATATATCTGAACCAGTGGTAACAGTGGTCAGAAAGTCAAAAAAAGGCAATAAAAAATGACCATGATTACCTCACTTTCTACCGCAAAAGCGCACTTACGCATTGATGGGAATGATGAGGATGCTTTGTTGCAGCTTTATATTGGCGCAGCAGAGGCTTATGTAAATGACTATTGCGATACTAAAACTGCTCCATTCACTGAATTTACGCCAACTATTCAGGCGGCTGTGTTGCTGGTGATCTCCGATTTGTATGAGAATCGCACCGCCCAAGTAGAGAAAAACCTCTATAAAAACAATGCCGTAGAGTCTTTACTCAATTTCAATCGGAATTTTTAAGATGAATGCAGGTAAATTAGATAGACGCATTCAAATAAAAAACAAAACGATCACCAGAGATGCTTATGGTGCAGAAGTAATAGTTTACGAAGTATTTGCTACGGTCTGGGCTGAAATGTTGCCAATTACTGGCAGAGAGTATTTCGCAGCGAACCAGACTGTTAATGAGTCAATGGTCAAGTTTAGGATTCGATATAAAACTGGATTTGACGAGTCTGCAATTATTTCTTATGGTGGTTCAGACTACGACATTTTGTATATCGCAGAAATTGGTCGTAAATCAGCCCTTGAAATATTAGTTAAAAAGCCATGATTTCGCTAAGAATTGAAGGCTTAAAAGAGCTGCAATACGCATTAAATCAGTTACCCAAAGAAATCCAAGCCAGACCCCTTAGAAGTGCCGTAAGCGCTGCCGCAAAGGTGATCGCAGACGATGTAAAGACTCAAGTTCCAGTTGAAACAGGAACGCTTAAATCGGCTGTATATCGATACAGAAGCCGTAGAAATTCAACTACAGGCAGAGAAACTTTCTTTGTAGGCATTCGCCAAGGAAAAGCAAAGTATGCAAATACGGCTAGAAACCGCAGGGCTGGTCGTGTAGGTAAAACCTACAAGACACAAGGAGAGGCTTTTTACTGGCGTTTTTTAGAGTTTGGTACTAAGAAAATGCAAGCAAGGCCATTTTTAAGGCCCGCATTTGAGGCAAATAAACAAAAAGCAGTAGAGGTTATGAAAGAGCGCTTGTCTAAGGCAATTCAAGCCCAAGCTAAGAAACTGGCGAAAAAATGACCATAGAGCAAACCATATTCACAGCACTTTCTAGTCTAGCTAATTCACGGGTATATCCGCTGATAGCACCAGAGAAGGTCGCAATGCCTTACATCGTGTACACAAAAGTTGCATCAGTTCCCGAAAACACGCTAGACGGCGGGGCAACTATCGATTTAGTCAGAATGCAAATTGACATTTATGAGAGCAATTATTCGTTAGCTAAATCGCTTGCGGATTCTGTGAGATTGGAATTAGAGGGTTTAAGTATTAAGGCAACTATGCAGTCAGAGTTTGATTTTTTTGAAACCGACTTACACATTTACAGAGTAAGTCAGGATTATTTAATTTGGAAGAGGAGTTCATTATGAGTTCAGTAGCTTTAGAAGCACAAGGCACGTTAATCAAAATTGGTAACGGAGCATCCCCAGAAGTATTTTCAAGCATTCCTGAGATTAAGACATTCTCAGGCCCAGGCGGTTCAGCGTCAATCATTGACGTAACAGATTTAAGCTCTACTGGAAAAGAAAAGCGCATGGGTTTAGCAGATGAGGGTCAATTAACCTTCACTATGAACTATCTGCCAGACAATACCCAGCATGATGCACTGCGTACAGCACGAAGCACACGAGAGGCAACAAATTTTGAAATAGTCTTTACAGACGATAGCCCAACTACTACTTGGGCATTTTCTGGATTCGTTACAGGATTCTCAATCTCTGGCTCTGTTGACAATGTGATTGAAGCAAATGTGACTATCGAAATCACAGGCCAGATTACTGAAAGCTAACATGACCATCCTTAGTAGAGACTCAATTTTAGCGGCAGATGATCTTAAAAAAGAGTTAGTCAGTGTTCCTGAGTGGGGTGGAGATATTTACATCTCACTCATGACGGGTGAAAGTCGAGATGCTTGGGAGCAAAGTCTAGTTTCTGATAAAGGCGCTAATTTAGACAATATTAGAGCTAGGCTGATTGCATTTACGGCAGTTGGCGAAGATGGTAAGCGACTTTTTACTAATGAAGATGCTCAATTGCTAGGTCAAAAGTCATGCACTGCACTAGAGCGCTGTACTAAGGCTGCTCAAAAGCTCAATCGGCTCACTGCTGATGACTTGGAAGCTCTTTCAAAAAACTAAAAAGCCGACCCCAAAGAAGGTTTTATTTTGATTTAGCCTTGAAATTGGGAATGCCAGTCGGCGAAATGTTACGAAGAATGGACAGCGCTGAGATTACGGAATGGCTGGCATATTTCAAACTTGATGAAGTTAAAAAGCCAAAAGCAGCGGACGTTTTAAAAGCGCAGTTTGCAAATCGGATTAAGAGGAAAGAATAATGGCATCAGGATCATTGGGTGGGTTAGTCGTTTCTCTTACAGCCGAAACTGCACAATTTACATCAGCTCTTAACAGAGCATCTTATACGGCTGAGAAGAACTTTAGAGACATTTCTTCTTTTGCTAAGACTGCGGCTTCAAGCCTAGCTGCATTGTATGGCGTTGGATCTGTTGCAGGATTTATCAAACAGCAAATTGACTTAGCAGACTCAACTGGAAAGATGGCTCAAAAGGTCGGCATTTCCGTTGAAGAGTTGTCAAAACTTCAGTACGCCGCTAAGTTAGCCGATGTAGATGCTTCACAGCTACAAACTGGGCTGGTAAAGCTCAGCAAAGGTATGGTTGAGACCGCCAATGGCACAGGGCAAGCCAGAAATGCTTTTTCTGCACTTGGCATTAATGTCAAGAATGCCGATGGCAGTCTAAAAGGTAGCGGGGATGTCCTTACTGAAGTTGCTGGTAAGTTTGCACAGTATGAAGATGGAGCTAATAAGACTGCGTTAGCCGTACAATTATTCGGTAAGTCAGGCGCAGATTTAATCCCTTTACTTAACGCTGGTTCAGAAGGAATTAGACAATCTGCTGATGAATTAGAGCGCTTTGGTGGTGTTATTACTAGCGCTGCCGCTAAGAACGCCGAGTTATTTAACGATAATCTCTCAAGGCTGGCTACTGTAGGATCTGCATTAGGCAAAAGTATCGCTAATGATGTAATGCCTTACCTAAACCAACTCTCAACTGAGTTTTTAGTTGCCAGATCAAATGGATTAGGCTTCATGGATATGCTCGCTATGGGCATGAGATCTACTGACTATGCAAAGCAGTTGGTAGAAATTGAAGATCAGATCAACTCCGTGAATAAAGCATGGGCTTTCCCAATTGGGCCAAGCCGAGATGAAAGACTTGAGAACTTAGAAAAGCAAAAGAAAACCATCATTGATCTTCAAACAATCATGATGAAAGATAGGTTGGCTGGGCCAGAAAAGCCAACTGATACACCAAATAAAAAAGCTCCTTTTTCAATCGATCTAGAAAAGCTAGAAAGAGATGCTGACAAGGCTAAAAAAGAAGCTGAAAAACTAGCCGAGAATTACGCCAAAGGTTTTGGTCGTGCTCAAGATGCAAATGATAAATTTATTGCATCGATTCGGGAGATGAGTCAAAAAGCTCAGCTAGAGTTTGATGCAGCTTTTATGACTGAGCCACAGAAAAAGTTTGCTCAAGACATGATTTCTATAAATAAATCATTCTTAGATACACAGGCAGAAGTTACAAAGCAATACAGCGAAGGTAAATTAAAGCTAACTGATTACAACGATCAAGCAGCTATCCTGGCTGGGAATTACCAATTTGCAGCAGCAGAGGCAAGTAGATTAAAAGACGAGCAAGAAGCACTCAATAAATCTTGGGAATACGGAGCAACTAAAGCGCTCAATTCCTACTCAAATGATGTAACAAATATATCAAGGCAAGTTGGCGATTCCTTTTCTCGTGGCATCAAAGGAATGGAAGATAGCCTTGTGAGTTTTGTTACAACTGGTAAGGGAAACTTTAACGACCTTGCAGACTCGATGATTGCTGACATGGTGAGAATTATGATTCAGCAAAGTATCACAGCGCCACTAGCTCAAGCTGGTGCATCCTTCTTTGGAGGATTAATGAATCCATCTTATGGATCAGGAACAGAAGGCTCTGCCAATTTTATAGGCCCAATGCCTTCTTATGATGGCGGTGGATATACAGGTTCTGGTGCAAGATCGGGTGGTCGTGATGGCAAAGGTGGATTTTTAGCGCTATTGCATCCGAATGAATCTGTTGTAGATCATACAAAAGGTGGGCTTTTAGGTGGTCGCTCAGAAGGCTCTGGCGGTGGCAATGTGACTGTCAATGTAGTAAATAACTCATCGGCTCAAGCAACTACACAGGAAACTACAGACTCAATGGGTAACCGTCAAATCGAGGTGCTCATTGCCAATCTAGTTAATAAAACAATTGCAACTGGCAGGGCTGACCAAGCTATGAAGTCAGCTTATGGATTAAGAAGGGCTGGTAAATAATGGCAACTGCAACCGTAACATGGCCTAGAACATTGCCTGACTCTCCATCGACTACGGGTTATCAAGAGAGTTATAAGGATAACGTGATTCGCTCCGAAATTGATGCAGGGCCAATGAAAACTCGCCAAAGGTACACACGGGCGCAGCGCATGATTCAGTCGAGCTTTTTATTTACTAATGCTCAAAAGACTATCTTCTCTTCCTTCTTTAATTCAATCCAAGGCGGTGCATTGCCTTTTAACTGGACTGACCCAGTCTCTGGTACTGCCATAGTCGTTCGGATGACAGGAGCAGTAAGTGGCCCAGAGTATGTCAATTTTGATTTATGGCAGGTATCTTTTCAAGTTGAGGTATTACCTTGAGCTATTCAAACGCTTTTAAATTAGCCGTTCTATCACCAAATACTTCCGAAGTCTTACTCTGGTTACTTACCCTAGAGCATCCATCAACTAGCACGATTTATCGCTTTGTTAATAACTTAGATGCTATTACCTCTAGGGGTAATAACTATATTGCATTTCCATTTAAGTTTATCTTAGCCGATGATGATGGCAATACGCTGCCACAGATCAACATTGTGATTGATAACGTCAATCGAGATTTGATGGATATTTTGCGCTCCTATGCCGATGGTTTAACCATCAAGGCTGAGATTATTCTAGCAAGCCAGCCTAATACCGTTGAATACACTATTGAAGATTTGGTAGTGAAGAGTGTGCAATACAACGCACAAGAAGTCACCATGACAGCCCAAGTTGAAGATTTGATGAATCAACGCTTTCCCGCAAACGATTATTTACCCCGTAGCTTTGCTGGAATGTTTAAGTAATGACCCTTTTGATTGGAATCCCATATCTCAATATGGGAAGAGATCCCAAAATAGGGTTAGATTGCTGGGGATTGCTTAGAGAGTTTTATCACCGCTATTTAAACATTCAATTGCCTAGCTATGCCGATAAATATCAAGATTCACTAGATAAAGAGTCAACGCAAGCTGCTATTGAAAACAATTACTCCGATTGGGTTTTAGTAACCGAGCCTAAATACGGGGATGCTATTTTATGCCGCTTGGCTGGTCATCCATGCCATGTCGGAGTGTATCTAGGCAACAACACAATGCTTCACACCCAAAATGGTCACAACTCAGGAATTGATGTGATTGATGGTGTGAAATGGAAAAACCGCATTGACGGGTTTTATCGTCATGCAACACTAATTGGTGCTTAATGTCTGAACTGATTTCTCCTATTGCAAAAAGTATCATCACCTCTTTGAGGGATACCCCATTTGCCTTACAGGGCGAGTGCAAAACGTATGAGTCCAAAGCGGGATTGACGATTGCGGAGATTATTAGCGAGGTTACCGAGGAATGGCAAAAACCTTATCTCAGAGTCATCCTGAACGATGAAGTGTTGCTTGCTGATGACTACGCCCTAACTATTCCAAGCGAGGGTGATGTTTTAAATATTCTGGTTGTTCCTCATGGTGGGGATGGCGCAATACTCAAGTCTGTTTTAATGATTGCCGTTGTTGTTGCTGCAACCTATTTTCTTGGGCCTGCTGGCTATGGATTAACTGGTGCAGCTCTTGCTGGCTCAGTCGCTGCCGTATCGTTAGTCTCTTCCCTTGCACTATCAGCCCTTTTCCCGCCACCATCACCCGCAACTGCATCAGGATCAACAGGCGTAGCAGCCGATCCAGTGTATGGCTTCTCTGCTGTATCAAACGCCTCAAATCCCTATGGTGTGATTCCCCGTGTCTATGGCAGACGTATGGTCATGCCACAACACGCTATGAACCCGTATGTCGTGAGTTCTGGATCAGATCAATACTTGCATCAAATTTTTACTGCTGGATATGGCCCATTAGCCATCGAGCAAATCATGATTGGCAATACTCCGCTAAGTAACTATAAAGACGTGGAATACTACATTCACGAATCTTTTGAGGCTGGCGATGAGCTAAAGATTTGTAAAAATGATATTTGGCAAGACCCGTACTCTATTGCACTTTTACACAATGTCGAGCATATTGTTCAAACTACAGATGATGCTCAATCTGCTGCAATTGATATTCAATTCCCACAAGGCTTGTATCAAGTTAATATCCAAAACGGAAATAACTTAAACGCTCAAAGTCAAATATCAATTCAAATTAGACAGTCTGGCGGTAGCACGTTTTCCCCATTAAGCCAATTTAGCCCCGTTATTACTGGTGGTGGCGCACAATTAGGGTCAACTGTTACCTCTAGCTCATGGTCTTTATCTGGCTCAACTTATACAGAGAATCCAAACCATCCTGTAGTGGACTCACTACCAGACTCGTCTGCTAAACCAAACGGCTCGTATCTGACAACGGTATCTTATGACGATTTCGGAGGGGCGGTTTATCAAGATCATCAAAATAGCTATACAACCAGTGGCACGTCTGATGTAATCAACTTGGACACCATGAGCAATAAGCCGTTTTTTGTTACGGCAAACGTAACATTTCCTAGCGCTGGCAAATGGGATATTCGTGTTGTGAGAGTGTCAGAGAACAACACAGCAAGCAATCAATACACTAAAAATTACCTATCTAGCATTCGCTCAATAAAGAATATACCCCCAATCGCACCCGATAAGCCAATGGCAATTATCGAGCTAAAGATTAAAGCTACCGATCAGCTTAATGGATCTGTTCAAAATCTTTCTTGCATAGTAACTTCTAAGTTACCAGTATGGAACGGATCATCTTGGACTGTTCAAGCGACTCGCAATCCAGCATGGGCTTATTTAGACGTATTGCGTGGCAATGCGATTAATATCCCTGTATCTGATTATCGTATTAATTTAAGTGCATTTTTAAGCTGGGCAAATTGGTGCGATGAGTCTGTAGCCTCTTTTGCATTTACGCCTTCTAGCTCTCCTAATACCGCAACTACGGTTGGCTATGTCACTAGCCTGTATCACACCCACTTACACCGTGAGCCAGACTCAGGTGGTTTGGCGTATTGGGTAAATCAAATTGATAGCTCTGTATTAACTAGGGAGCAAGTAGCTTCTGCATTTGTCAATAGCGAAGAAGGACAAGACGATCAACGTGCTAAGTGTGATTTAGAGGTTACCTCTCAAACAACTGTCTGGGAAGCCCTTAAACTCATCGCTGGTACAGGCTATGCTAGTCCTTCAAGCGCTGGCGGGAAATACTCTATTGCGATTGATAGGCTGCAATCTACACCAGTTCAGTTATTTACCCCACGCAATATACAAGCATTCTCTGGCTTATTGTCTTACCATATCCAGCCTCATGCACTAAGAGTTCAGTACACACCAACGGATTCGACTACTGCTACAGAAGTCGTGGTTTTTGATGATGGATATAGTGCAGATGGCGCTGGTGGCACACAAGTAGCCACTATCTACGAAACCATGCCGCTTGTTGGTATTACTAGATATAACCAAGCCTATGTCATGGGTCGTAGATCAATTGCCCAGGGTAGATTGCGGATTGAAACATTTACGCTCAAAGTGGATGCTGAAAATCTATTAGCTAATCGTGGTGATTTTGTACGGCTTGCTCATGACGTACCAAAGTTAGGTGCTGGCTGGGGTAGGGTAGCGAATATATCTGGCAATGTTCTTACATTAGATGAGTCAATTACTAATCCCGGCGGCTCTTTAGTTGCCCGTGTGAGAAAGCAAGATGGCGCCCAAGTAGATTTATCGGTCTCTTTAGTATCAGGATCTTCTTTAACTGTCAGTAGCACCAGTGGAATTAATATTGGCGATGTAGTTGCTTATGGTATTGCACAGCAAATTACGATTGATTGCCTTGTCAAATCGATTAAGCCAGATGCAGATTTTAAGGCTCAATTGGAATTAATCCCTTATGCTCCTGGGATTTATACCGCAGAAACTAACCCGATTCCAGCCTATAACCCATATGGTGGCGAGTGGACAGGCGGCGGCATTGGCGGTGGTAACAACAATAACAACACGACTACCCCAGGTATTGTTTCCTCATTGCTAGGTAGCTATGTTATTACCTACACCAATACCTCTCCTTCAATTAGCGTTACGCTTTCATGGGGTAAGCCAGCACAGGGTGGTACGGCGGTTTCTTATAAGATTTACTATTTGGATTACGCTCCAGTTGTTTCTGGAGCAACCAATACAGAATACGTCACTAACGTATATAAAACCCTATTATTGCGTGACCCAGATTCATCTGGTTTAGCTTACTATGTAGGGCTATTAAATACTGGATCAGCAACTCGCACGGATATTTATAACGCTATCCATAATAGCGCAGAGGCATTGTCTATTGGTCAATTAAATGGTGGCTGGAGACTATTAGGCACAACTAATAATTTAAACTTTATTGCATTTAATGATTATCAATTTTTAGATTCCTCTGGAAATACAATTGATTTCAATGGAAAAACGCTAACTTTTGCAGTTACTGGAGTTGGGTCTGATAAAAGTAGCATTCCACCAGAAAATGCAGCCCATGCAGTTGTTACTCCAATTGTTGATAAGCCATCAGCTACAGCTACATTAACTGTAACTGGTGGTTTTTTTGCTAATAATTTGAATTGGACATACTCTACTAATCAGTTTGATATTGCTGCTGTAGAGATTTGGGGGGCAACCGTAAACAATAGGGCATCTGCTTCATTAATTGCCAAAGTGCCTACGCCATCAGACTCATATTCTCATACTGGTTTATCACCAACTGTTACATGGTATTACTGGATCAAGGCAGTCAATGCAAATGGTGTTTATTCTGACTGGTATCCATTATCAGCAACGGCTGGTGTCTCTGGCAGACCAAGCGATGATCCATCCTATTTGTTAGATCAGCTTTTTGGTGAAATTAATACAGATCAAATTGCTGCTGAATTAAATACTAGAATCAACTTAATTGATGGGCCTCTCGCAACCCCTGGAACAGTTAATGCAAGAATAAATACAGAGGCTGTAACTAGAGCTGCGGCTGACTCATCTTTAGCATCACAAATATCAACAGTTACAGCATCAACCGCAACTAATGCCGCAGCAATTGTCACTGAGCAAACAGCACGAGCAAATGCTGACTCTGCATTATCTACGCAAATAACAACCGTATCTTCTGCTACGGCAACAAATACGACAGCAAATGCAACCAATGCTGCCGCTATTCAAAATGAGGTTACAGCAAGAACAAGCGCAGACTCAGCATTAAGCAGCTCAATAAATACAGTTCAAGCTAGATTAGATACTGGAGATTATGCTGCTGTTAAAACTTCTGCATCGGCCTCTGCAAGCTCTATTACTGGATTAAATGCTAAATATAGCGTTCAAGTAGATGCTGGTGGAAGGGTTGCGGGGGTTCAATTAAATAGTAGTAGCACTGGATCATCTAGCTTTACCGTATTAGCTGATAACTTTAATGTGTATAAACCATCTGTAACTGGCAGCCCAGTACAAGTATTTGGTTTGGGAACTGTAAATGGAACAACCGCACTTGGTTTAAATGGTCAGCTAATTGTTGATGGCTCTATTGTTGCTAGAAATATTGCTGTAGGCCAAGTTGGAACTATTGCAATAGGCGGGAATGCTGTAACAGTAGCTTCAAGTTTTACTACACCAGGAGATATTGAATATATTGGGCTTTCATGGGTTACTGTAGCTTCGGGTACTATTACTACCAGCGGTACGCAGCCTATATTAGCCACATTAAATGCTTGGGTTGGTGGCGCTTACTATAATGGTAGTAATAATACTAACGACCTCAATATTAATGCAGAGATTTTTATCGGCGGTTATAGTAAATCAATTGTTCCAAATTTGACAGCAGTAAAAGGCATTTTGATTTGTTCTTCTGGTTCAGTTTTGTTTACTGGAATACCATCTGGAACTTACTCATTTTATGTACGCTATAGGGCAAGCGACATACTTACAGGTTCTCTGGGGTTTTTAGTAAGAAATCCGACTATTACAGCTTTAGAGACTAAACGATGAAATTATTTTATGTAACTGATATAGATGGTAAGGTTCTTAGGCATGGTACTTGCTCAGAAGATACATTTGATTTACAGGCAAATGGCAACGAAATCGTACATGAAGGAGAGCCAGTATTAGATGCTTTGCCACCTTTATTTGATACATCTTACGGTGGCTCAAGATTAAGAGAATACCCATCTATTGGAGATCAATTAGATATGCTTTGGCATTCCATGAACTTAAATCAAATAGAAAAAATAGAGCCTTTTTACAGCACAATCAAAGCAGTAAAAGATAAATATCCAAAAACATAAATTTATATAAATTAAACAAAGCCACCTTCTGGTGGCTTTTTTATTTTTAAAGATCGGAAGAAAAAATGACAGTTAGCTTGCCGCTATTTAAGCGTGGGGATACATTTTCCCTGGCTTGTACATATAAACAGGGTGGTGTTCCATTTGACATTACTTACATTGATATTAAAAGCCAGATCAGAGAAGCTGCTGTATTGGTAACAGAGTTAAATGTAACAAAAGGGAACCAGTCAACCAATCCAGGTGTATTCATTCTTACACCAGCTCAAGATGAAACTGTTTCATGGCCTTTAGGTAATCTGATTTGCGATATTCAGTTTACAGAAAGTGGCGTAATTCGCTCTACAGAAACATTTTATGTAGCAATTGTTGAACAGGTGACACTATGACTTTATCTGTCGTAATTGAACCAGTATTACTGAATACAGTTGAGATTGCTGTAAATGAAAGCGACTTTACTGTTGAGCTTGCATTAGTACCGATTGGCGCTAAAGGTGATGTTGGAGATGTTAATCCTAATAATATTGCTTATGCACAAGCCGCTGAAGATGCAGCAATTAATGCTGAAAATAGCGCAACAAGCGCAGCAGCGTCTGCAACATCTGCCACATCTAGCGCAACATCTGCATCTAGCTCTGCAACATCTGCTACATCTAGTGCAAGTTCTGCCTCTACATCTGCCAGCTCAGCATTAAGCAGTAAAAATGCTGCTGCAACAAGTGCAACAAGCGCAGAAACAAGCGCAGCAACTGCAACAACTAAGGCATCAGATGCTGCAACAAGCGCTACCAACTCAGCATCATCTGCTACTTCTGCGGATAGTAGTGCAACTACTGCAACGACTCAGGCTGGAATAGCAACAACAAAATCATCTGAAGCAGCTTCAAGCGCTACTAATGCAGCATCCAGCGCAACTAATGCCTCATCATCCAAAGATACTGCTACTACTCAGGCAGGAATAGCAACCACCAAAGCATCAGAGGCATCAACTAGTGCTACAAATGCCGCTACTAGTGCTACATCTGCATCTAACTCAAAAGACACGGCAACAACTCAAGCTGGAATAGCGACTACGCAGGCAGGAATTTCTACTACACAAGCTAGTAATGCTGCAAGCTCTGCAGCCTCTGCTGCATCAGCACAAACTGCCGCTGAATCAGCTAGAGATCAAACATTGACTGCCTTTGATAATTTTGATGACCGCTATCTTGGTCAGAAATCGTCAAATCCTACAGTTGACAATGACGGAAACGCTTTATTAGTCGGTGCGCTTTATTTCAATACAAATGCTCCAGGCTCAATGAGAGTCTATGACGGTACAAATTGGCTATCTGCATATTCTTCACTATCTGGCGCATTGGTAGCAACCAATAATCTGTCAGATTTAAACTCAGCTTCTACTGCCCGTACTAACTTAGGTTTATCTACAGTAGCTTCATCTGGCGCATATAGCGACTTATCAGGCAAGCCAACAATTCCTACTGTACCAACTAATATCTCATCGTTTACAAATGATTCTGGATATTTAACAAGCTCATCTGCAAGTAGCACATACCAAGCAAGCTTAGTATCTGGAACAAATATCAAAACTATTAATGGTAGTTCAGTATTAGGTAGTGGAAATTTAGTAATTGAAACTGGGGCCGCTGTTACGGTATCTGGTGTTCTCACAATGTATGCTACACAAAGTACAACTCTTACCATTACCAATTATGATTCTGCAACCGCATATAGTGTTACAGCAACAGGCGGCACTGTCAGTATTAGTGCAGACGTTATTACTTATGTTTCTGGTAGCGTATCTGGCAGTTATGCTGTTACTATTACTGCTGGAACCGCAACTCGTG